AGCGAGAGGGGTATACATGAGCTGGACGTCCTCAATGGACGCCAAGGGTGTCCCCACGGTTTACCCCTCTCGCTAGTTTCCTGGACTGGTTCAGGACTCGTCAGAGTCGCCCTCAGGCGACTCGTCGGTGTCCTGCGGCTCGTCTTCGGCGTCGCCGTAGACGTGATCACCGACAAGGGCCGCAGCCCACTTCGGCAGGGTCGAACCGGCCTCGAACATCTCATGCCGTGCGGTGTACTTCTCACCGCTCGGCTTCTTCGGGTCGACCGGCTCAAGGACAGGAACGTGAACGGTGTACGCGAGTTTCTTCGCCATACCGGTCAGCTCACCGTCGCAACCATGAGTGCCTTCGGGTTGTCCAGGAAGGGCATCCCGACCGAGTCAACGAACGCGTTCTGACGGAACGGCGGGGAGTCGGCCTTGTCAACAGCGCCGACAATTCCGGGAGCTTCCTCGAACGAGAGCGTGGTCTCCGGGGAGTTCACAATCTCGAGCGCGGTCGCCGAGACGCCCCACACGGTGCGACCGAACGGGATACCAGCCGGCGGAACAAAGATGACCTTGTTAGCCGGGATCGTCCGGGTAGCAACACCATCCACGTCAACCTGAGTGTCATAGACACCACGGATCGCCGGGAACATGCGCGACGCCAATGCAGCATCCAACTGGTCGCGGGACAGGAACGACGCCGCACCGAGCAGGGTGCCGGACGCGGTACGGATCTTCGCGTTCGACAGGAGCTGCGTAACAGTCTGACGCGACACCCACATGCCGTCGGGTGCGTAACCGTTGGTGTTGATGTACGCGGTCACCCACGCCTGCAAGTCGTTGAACGGGTCAGCGTTCGTGGTGTCCGACCAGAGGGTGGACGGGGCGACGAAGTTGCCGGCCGGGACACCGAAGTCAGCCTCGATCGTGAGCCCGCCCTCATTGGACAGGGTGAACTTTCCGTCGGTGAGGACGTCACCGCGGGCGAGTTCCATACGGTTGAGGACGTTGCGGGTCAGGATCTCCGCGTCGTTGTAGATCGCGTCGATGAACGCGCTGGTGTTGGTTCCACCGGTGCGCGCGTACTCGAGCCGCAGCCGTTCGAGTTCACCCATTGCCAGCGTGTCCGACAGGGGCGGCAGCTCGATGGACGAAACCTGCGCCGTGTCGCGCTGTGCGACGTGCAAATTCGCATCGTAGGCACGGAATCGGGCGGTCCGGTTCGTGCGGGTGATGATGCCGACGTCGACGCGGTTGGTCTGCGTGTAGGAGTCGGGCAGGATCTGGTTCAGCATCAGCGCATACGGCTGAGGAACCGACCGGACGAACGTGGTCAGGTCGTCGGGGAGGACGGGGCCGTCATAGAGGATTGCCATTGTGTTATCTCCTTATTCCGGCGGTTCAGGCCGCGAAGTGGATGTGTGAGAGGGCGGTCTGACCGGCCGCGTCGATGTAGCCACCGGCGGCGGCATTGGACGACGTGAACGGGAGCTTGCTGACGGAGACGACACCGAACGCCTTGAGGACAGCGACGCCGACCTTCGACTTCAGGGTGCCGTTGAGCTGGACGACCGAAACGGACGCGCGGAGGATCCCGACCGCGGCCTGCGAACCGTCCGATGCGCTGCCGAGGTACGGTGCGAGAAGCCCGGACGCGGTGACCTTGCCGAGCACGGTGCCGGACGGGATGAAACCGTTCGGGAAGTGCTGCGCCTGGGTGAACTTGCTCACGTCGATGGTTCCGCCTTCGACGTAAGGGACTTCGAGGTTGGACAGATCCCAGGAGAGGTTCTCCGTGGGGAACTGCTGCGTGTAAACGCTGATGTCTGTCATGAGACTGACGCCTTTCAGGGTTTGATTGGTGGTTGTGTGTTGCGCGACCACCTGGTGGCGGTCAGCCCATGACGGGCAGGTTTTGGGTTAAGTCCCATGTCGGGGCATAGAAAAAGGGCCGACCCGATCGGGTGACCCTTGAAACCTTTGTGCTACAGCTATTCCGGGCGTACGACCTGGAAGTTGTCACCGCCAGATAGCACGACTACCTTCACGCCATCAGG